CAAAAGTAATGACGTTTGAGTCCCTCATATCGGCGGCAGTCAAAGTCACCGCACCACTTGTTGGGGTGACGGTCTTAACACCTCCACCTTGAGCAAATGGGCCGTGAACTGTGAGATACCCGTAGATGTCCGGCCCAGCGATTGCTCCAAGATTTTCAACAATCGTAGCAGGAGCAAACCAACCACCAACAGCTACCAAAAGGATGGCAACGATGGCGATAGGTAAAATAATATTTTTCATTCGTATTTCAATTAGCTAATAATTATTTGAAGTTAGCTGGGATTTTGTCAAATTCACCACGATCTTTCTTTGAGGCGAACTTAACAGGATTTTCTTTTTCGTATTTAGCCAAGAAAGCCTCCCAAGCCTTTTGACGGGCATCAACTTTCTTGTCAACTTTTTCTTCAGTTTTTTCGGTTTTTGTAACCATATTTGTCTAAGTTATCTTCAGGGGTTGGGTAGGAGAGATGGGGACAATGAGAACATTGTATGGACATCTCCCCTAATCAACCCCCGAAGGAGTTGATAATGTTAGGTCGTAACGGTGATGTCAACAACCAAGGAAGCTTTTTGAGCCCACAATTTGAAGCCAAAGTGTGTGCCATAAGCAATTTCCTTGCCAGTCTTACCAGAGACACCTTTTTCTTCGTAAACCGGAGTTCCCAAAGAGTAAGTGCTTACGCCCTTAACACCGAAGACACGGTGGCCAGAGTTGGTAACGGTTTTAGAACCGATGGTAGCGTCAACAAAGGTGCCATCTCGGACAACATAGATGTCAACACCAAGCTGTGTTGAGACCAAACCATTGCGGAGAGCCATATCAGAGAAGTTGAAGCCTGAAGCCATTTGAGACTGCAAGACACCAACTAAGTCGGAGTTTTCAACGACCAAGAACATACCTCGGAGTGATTCAGAGTAGCCGGAAACCTTCGCAACTAGGTTTGATAAGATAACAGGCCAGTTGGCGGCGGTAGTAAAGCCTCCTGAAGGTGTGGGGTATGAGCCAGTTCCATCTTCACAGAGCTGGTTCAAAACAGAGTAGTCAATGCCATAAGCGACAGCGTAGGCCATTTCGTCCATACGATTAGCCATAATGTCGTAGTGGCTCATCTTCTGCTCAAAGTCAAAGACGTGTTCGCCATAAATAGCTTCTTCAGTCTTTGCAAGGTAATCATCAGTGATAGTCCAAGCAGAAACCGAGTAAGTGCCAGCAACAGCTTGAATAGCGGCGGTTGGCTGATTTGAGTAAGGGTTGTGGATGTATTTGTCATCTGAACGGTCAACGTTACAGATAGCTTCAGCCACAGTTGCTTTTCTCAAGACCGATTGCAGGTTGCTTGAGAAGTATTTTGCACGATAGGACGAGCCTAGCGTAGAAGTTCCAATAGTATTAATGGTAGTGTTCTTCTTTTCCTTTATAGCTAGTGACTAGTGAGTAGTAAACTCTTTATCGTATTTTTTGTGACATTTTGGGCATAATCTTATCCAGTCAGTTACATCCCTTTTATATTTGTGACTTTTATTCGCCCAATGCATTCTTCCTTTAACTAAACCACAGTGTTCACACAGGGTTGGCTTCCCAAGGTTTCTTTCAATCCAATAATGTAAGGCTCTATATCCAACACTGTCACCCTTCCATTTGTTGTTTGATTTCCCAACTTTTGCAGACAATTTCATCTTCTGTTTAGTTTCTTCAGTATGTCTTGTCCCTATTCTTGCTAATCTAACCTTTTCTCTCCATTCCTCCGAAGATTTAAGACCTTTATTCCAAGCTGGTTTACCTCTTCGGGCTGAACCCAAAGCAATAAGGCCTTCTTCAGAGATGTTATGCTTTTTGCCTAGATTAGATAATCTTATCTTTTCTTTAAGCCAATCTGGTGTTTTTTCTCCTTTTTTCATAAGGACATATTAGCACAAGAACTTACTATTCGCTAGCTATTAAGTTATTAAAGAACTGATTAATGGGTTTATAATTTACCCATTGTCCACAGCTAACTCTTGTTGAGTTTAGCTTCCATTCGTAGTTCGACTAACTTGTCAATTTCGCTCTCACTTAGTTCGCCTTTTTGGGCTTTTTCGGTCAGAGCTTCTAACGAAGGAGTGGTAGTCTTGCGTGTGCCACTTGTTTGAGTGGCTAACGCTGTTTTACGCTTCTCCTGTGAGTCGGTGAGGATAGCCCTTAAGGTGTTGTTTTGCAACGCCTCGGCAATGGTAATTTTGCGGTATTTGGCAAAATCTATCACCTCATCAACATCTTCTAAGTCCACATTAGCCTTTGCCAAAAGCAAGGCATCTTTAGCGGACAACTCTTGTGAAGGTTCAACTTTAGTTTCGGGTTTCTTGTCAACAACTGGTTTAACCCACTTGCCGTCTTTAAACTCAAAACCTTCTGCTTTTTTAGCCCTAGCGAACAATTTTTTATTTTGTTCTTTGAGGGTTTCAACATCGTCGTTGGACTTAGCGTCCTTCTCGGTGTCGTTACTCAAATCTAGGCCTAATTCTTCCTCGCCATTTGAAGTGTCGGCGTTCACAATGTTTTCGTCTTCCATATTTTTAAGAGGTTGTGTTCCTCGAGATGATAGTTTAAGTGTCTATCACACAATTATTGTTAATTATACTACTTTTTTAATGATAAAGCAAACTTATTTCAAACTGTCTTTTTTCACTCGTGCCTCTTTTTCAGCCGGTGTTTCTTCTTTCTCGTTGGCAATCACCATTAGAACTGCTAACTGCTGTTCAAGGTGGTTGTTTAGTCTTATTTGCGACAAAAAGACGAGTTCCCTATCTTGAGGTGACATACTCATCATTTGTTCAAGACCCATCCAACGAATATCCATCTGTTTGCCGATGGGAGCTTCGTAATCATACTGCGGTGCGAATAACTTGCGCAAAGCAGAGATTAAGGCTCTGTTGCCCCTGAAGGCACTTTTGATGGCAACTCGTTCTTCGTCGGTGAGTCGCCCTCGTTTTGCTTCTTCTTCCATATTTTTTTATTAAACTAATAAACTAACTTATAAACTAGGTTGTGGTGCTGGTGTCGCCTGTTCGGTGGTGGCAATGGGGGTCGGCGCAACAGTGGAGAGTTCAATCGGGCTGACATTGCCTAACAGTAATATCTTGTTAAACAGGAGCTTGGCATTCGGGTCTTGTAAGACCATCGGATTTTGAGCAATCGTCTGCAACATTGTGTTGTAAGTCTGATAGACGGCTTGCTTGTCAATTTGCTCGTTGGTAATCATCATATCCAGTTTCCACTCCAAGTCTTTGACAATTTCTTTCCACGTAATTTGACCGGGAGTTAAGTAGCGAGTATTGCCAAGTTCACCTAATTGCTCTCGGATAGCTCCTTCCTCCACTTGAGGGTCAAACGGTATCGTTTGGTCAATCTTGCCAGCCAAAGCCAGTTGTTTGGTGCGTTCATTATATCGTTTAATAGCTTCTTTCGGCACAAACATTTTGTCAATTTTCGTAATGTCCCGATCCTCCAACATCGCCACAATCTCGTTTTGATTATTCAACTTAGTCTTGAGGTGGGGGATGATATACTCTCGCAACATTTCCTCTAGGTATTGACCTTTATTTTCGGTCATAATCTCAAAAAGGGATAAACCTTGAGCGGTGGTGATTTGAACTGTTCCAAGGGCTGTGCCAGACGGTGGGGTAATACCACGAGCTGCGTCAGGGGTGGAAGTTACTTCTTGACCTAACACACGCCATTGCTCGGCATAGGCCTTGACGTTGGAGATGTCGGGTTTTGTATTGTTTAGCTGGGTGACTGGTTTATTTAGTTCGGTGTAGATAATGTCGCCATTTTCCACGTTGGTCAGAATGTTTTTGCCGGCTAAGTTAGCATCAGCCGTTTGGAAAATTAACTTAGAAGCCAAATCCATTTGGTCTTTCCATTGTTTCATTGAGTGGTTGACCATCCATTGCGCGTCAAACAGGTATTCAACCGCCCCGATACCCAAACTTCGCCCATCTTCTTCTATCAAGTGGGTTATCATATAGGGATTTTTCTCTTCCTTACCCGAGTAGAGAGTAAAATCTTTAACGCCATCTCTGCTTTCTACCCACGAGATAACGTGCATTTGTTGAAAATAGATGTTGTCGTCCTCATCTTCAGTGTCTTCACCTTTGGCGAGCTTGTAGGTAGCTTGGCTTAGTTCGCCGTGAACCTCGTAAATCTCAATGTATTCGGCGCGATTATCCCTTTGCTCGTCTTTCATACTGGTTCGGGACTCTCGGTTGTCTAAAATACCTTCCACCGCTTCCATATTGTAACCAGCATAGTCAGGGTGGTTAGGGGTAGCCATATTTTTAAGTTGGGAGGGGGTTTTGAAGAACCTTTCAATGACGGGTAGGGACTTAAAGTCAATCGGATCAACGATTAAGTTTTGCCACGGGACAACGGTTGAGGTCAGTTCGCCGTCTTTTTCCACAAACTTGACCACGGCCGAACCATATTGTGCTAAAGTTCTACCCCACTTGTTAAGAAAAGCCCCAAATCTGGTCTTTTTCATCCATTCCTGCAACAGAATAGTGGCAATAAAGGCTGAAGCGGTGTTGGCGTATTTATCAGGTAGAACAATTATGTCTTTGCGGTCTATGTCGGTGGCCCGATACCAGATATTAACCGCCGCGCTAACGATATTAAAAAAGGGTTTATCCCGACCTAGTGAGTCTGTGCTACCAGAGATGTGCTTAGAATTGAGATAAGCATAAATGCGTTGAATGGTATCGTATAAAGACCATTCTACATAGTCTCCAATTTTATCTGTGCCTCTTGTTAAGTTTTCTTGAGCTTGGCGAACTAACGAGTGTAATGTTTCGTTTTCCATTTTAACTTGTTAAAAGAATAAGCCGCTGTCTTGCGACATACGGCTCGTGTCCTAAAGTGGAAACTCTGACATAACCACCTTAGGACATCAGCTGTGTGTCCCAAGTTGTCAGAGTTTTTTATTTGTTTTTACTATTATAACATATTTTTGTTGTCAATACCAAACTTTTTTCTTAATTCCAGTATGCGTTGGTCATTACGATAACGTCTTTTAAGCTCTTGGGTGGCAAACTTGCCAGGGTCTTCGCCTCGCTCATAAGGAAACTCCTCGTCTTTATGGCGGAATAAATGACCATAATAAGCCGAACGGGTTGTTTTACAGCGTCCACCATTAAGCCAAGCCGCAATACCTAATTCAGCCGCTTGTCCACCCCAACTTCCCAAACTTTCATCGCAAACATTCCACCCAAAGTAATTCTCCTTTGAGATAACCCAAGCTGAACCTTGCAAACACATCGTCTCCCCAACATCTCCTTCGGCGTGTTGCATTACAAAGTTATCATCAAAGACGAATTGAGCCATTTGTTTCTTTCCATTTATCGCCCAATTATCAGCGTCTAAGGGCATTAAAAGTGGCGCAAGGATGGTTTTGTCGTCCATTTCTGCTAGGAGTTTAACGTCAAAGCCTTGCGAGAAACTACAATGGCCGTCTGTTTTCATTATGTAATCACCTGTGGCTTGTTTAGCCAGGACATTCATCATTGCTCGCTGACCAATACCATTTACATCATTCCCGACCAAGACCTCAAAATCACCTTCAGCGTGTTGATTTATATCCTCAACTGTCTTGTCTAGCCATTGCTCATTACGAGCTGGAATTATAATACTAAGTTTCATTTTGTTGAGTTAAATTGTTGCCGACTTTCAATAATATTAAACCTTTGCTCTTGCTCTTGACGGATTTGATTGGGAATAAAGTCTATTAGGGAAGTTAGGGCATAACGGACGGCATCTAGGGCGTGATCAAAGCCAGCTTCGGGGATATTCAACACTTTGCCGTCTTTGTCGGTTTGCCAGAGATAGTTGCGGTATTCTTTGATGATGTTAACAGACCTTTTGGTAACAGAGATGCGTTGGGCTTGCACTAGTTGAATGCCTTGTTTAACGCTATCTTTGCCTTTTTGCGAGCCGATAATGGTCACACCATATTGACCTATTTCATCTATGCTTTTAGGTTCGGCACTATCAGCCACGACTAGCGTTTTAGTGTTCTCGTTAAGTATTATATCAGCAATTTGCTTGTTACTTAATCCTTTTTGAAAGCATATCTCATCTAGGATATAACCGCCATTATAGCGGTAAAGAGCGACAATAGCGGTCGGATCATTCGTGTAACCGAAGTCAAGCCCAAATCTCTCCAGTCTTGCTTCGTGTGGT